CGCGAGTTGCAAATCAATTGGCAACACTAAATGCATGTCCCAAAAATCCTCATCAGTCATAGCTGCCCACGCGATCAATGCGCGCTGCAAAACAACATCATCCTCTGTAAATCCCACCAACCGATTAGCTATATATAGGTGACAATGTTTAAGGCGTGTTTGCCAAAATTTTAATGTGTTGTTTGATGATAGATTTTGCTCACTCATTGATTTGCTACCTCACTGCGTACCTCGGTCCACATATCCAACTTACTAATGATTTCCCCGTAAAGATATAACGTTTCATCCTCAATAAAATCAATATCAACATTAATTTCCTTAATATAATCGTCAAATCTTAAAGCCACAGATCTTTGTTCGTGTAAATATATTAGATTATTTTTGGACGTGTACAACCACAAGCGAAGCCTTCGGCGCAATAGTTTGTTTTTAGGCTTGTGTTTCAAACGCTGCACAAAATTATTGATAATCATTTTAATATTTTTAATATTTTTAATTTGCATATCAGGTCTCCGTGTCAAAACGCTTTTTGTGTTCCATTTTTACTCCATCCTACATATCCTGTATACTAACAATAATATCCTGTGTCAATATATTTATAATCTATTTGTGTTTTATAGACCTTGAGAATATAAATTGTCTGTTCAAATACAAAATAAACCCAAATTCCTAACACCCAATAACCTAACCTAACAACTTAACCTAATTTACTAACGTGAGTTTCCCTGTGCCCCTGTAATTCCTGTAATTCCAAATCATAATCACCGTTTTTCAGCCAAATTCCGTGTTTCACCGCCTTCAAACCCATATATTCCGCTTTTTGAGCCCCAATCTTGCTTTTATCCGCCTCCAAAAGCCATATTTTTCTGAGAGCAACAATTTAATACCCCCCGCAAAAAATTTAAAATCATAATATATAGGGTATATACGTCTTTTGGAGCCTATAAACACAGATTAGAGAGTGTAAAAGAGGAATATAATTGACCGTGTGAAATAGAAAGTGGAATCTGACCGAAAAAAGGCAAGTATGATTATTACTAACAGGAATTACAGGGGGTCAGCGCCGGGCCATGTTAGTAAATTAGGTTTAGTCGTGATGTTACTTGATATGTTAGGATGGCATCAAAAACCATCTATAAAAAAATTACCTATAAAAGGGTAGAAAAGTGACAACCGGTTAGCAAATCCACTTGACATCTGCACCCACAATGTTACTCTCAAATCTCAACCACAATAATTCACAAACCAAGGAGTCAGTAAAATGTCCGCAGAAAATGAAAATGAAGCCGCAACAGAAGCCAAAGATCCAGCCCCAACAATGCAGGATATCAAACAGCAGTATTTCGGTGCAGAAAATCTGGAAAAAGCCGAAGCCGCAATTGCAACCGCAGTTGATCTCTGCATGGAGTCCGACCAAGAGCCAGTTTTTAATTTTGATCCTGAAGCAGATTTTCCCGACGATTACGGTATCGCAATTGTGCCTCTAACCAAATTGATCAAAGGTGGCGGTAAACAGGTGCTCAACGTTTGTATCTCAGCAATACCGTCCGTAGACGCAATAGCAAACGCACCCGGTGGTCCTCTGTGGATTGCAAAACAATTATCCACGATTTTAATCCGGGCTGTAAAATCAGCGGCAATGCCCAAGGATGATATGGAGCTGGCACAGATACCGTTTAAAATCGACGATTTTATCACCAGCTCGCGGTCCTCTGCAATGGCGGCGTTTAACTCGCTGGCAGCTATCTATGTCAAAGCGTTGAAAGCTAAAGGACTGACATTTATCAACAAAGCTCTTCTTCGTCAGGCATTATCCTGTGCTGCATTTGCAGAGCAACAGTTTCCGGCTGTGTCACAAGATAACTGGATTATGGTTATCAACTCGATGATCGCGCAGGCTGATAAGGACGGTATCGAGCCGGGTAACTTACAGCATTGGCTTAACACGCGGCACGAAGTTACGGTGTCAACAACTAATATCGATTTGACAGATATCATGGCGATTACGGCAGACAAACCTGCGGACAAAATAGCAGAGACAGCGCCTATGCGCGAGCAAGATTCTGATTCTCAAGATTCTCAATCTGCATAAATCTCTATCTATCTACGCAAATCTAAAACCCTGATTGGTATATCTAATCAGGGTTTTATTTTATTTTAATATCCCCCTTGATATTTTAAAACTCTCTATCTATACTCTGGATTCTCAATCAACCTAGAGGATTTTAAAATGTCGTCATCATCATCATCAGTAACACCAATCAACGCAAAACAACTCAAGTCCATTATCAAGCGATTTATCCGTGACCTACCCAACAATCCCGAAGGCAATCCATGGACAGCCACTGATATTTCTCGCGTGTTTTTAAAATTTACACCTATACGTCAATTTGACCCTGATAACTGTTCTCACAAAATAGATCTACAATGGGCGCTCAATAATCAATATTATAATGACTCAATCGAGGCTGCAAATGCCAAACTCGCAGAGCTGCAAAGATTGTGTCAGCCAAAATAACTGTTGATTTTGTTTTTCCAACCTGATATTGTGCAGTTCTACACTCAATCAAAAGGATCGATCAAATGACTCAATCAATCGTGTGCGTACATCAATGCATCCAAGGCGCTACATGGCAAGGTCGGCAGATAGCCCGAGTTTTGCAAACCGCAGCAAACACAATCGTATTAGAAGCTCCAAACAAAGAATGGGTGCATTTTTTCAACTATCCCGCGTCGTTTCGAGGCAATGCAAAGTTACTGCCCTATGTCAACTGGTTTAATGCAAATGTAGAACAGTTCTAGTCTAGATCTAGACTAATTCCAAAGGGGGGACAGTATCCCCCTATTTTTTATGGCCCCGGTTCCCTATAAAAAGTCACCCTAAACTTTTTTCTAAAAATATACGAAGCCTGAAGAAATAAAAATAGAAATAAAAATAAAAATTTCGGAGTCAGCAAACATCAGCATTAGGTTTTGCGTAGCATGTACAGGATATGTAACAAAGAGGTAATGAAATGGAACTTTCAAAAGCTGTTCAAGATGCGAACAGAGCGATTTATATTTTGGAAGGAGGCGCAAATGGAAGTGCATATGTAAAGAAGCAGATGATTGGGTTGTTATATAAGTTTGTTTTGAGATATAGAAATAAAGAAAAAGAGTTGGAAGGGTATAAAGATAAAGTCGCAGAGTTACATGGCAAAATTGCAGAACTAAATATGAAATTGGCAATGAGAGGGAAAGCAAGATGATAGCTCAAACTGTGAAGGTGTTTGTATCATGGACTGGATTTATGCTGGATATATTTATCGATCTATTGCCAGGTATTTTTGTTGTTTCGATAATTTTTTTACCTTATTTCCTTTAGTCTTCTTCTTCTTTATCTTCATTAGCATTTGCCATACCTAAACTCTCCAGTCGATGTGATTGCGCACAGATGTACGACTTTAAATAATATCAAGCTGTAAGTCTCCAGTGGACGGATGAGACAAAGACGATTTGAAGCGTCCGCGAGTGAATTTCCCATATAGATTTATTCGTGAAAAAAGCTGTTCACCTAACTTTAAATTTTGTTTCAAGAGGAATCCTACAATGGCTCAAGAACAAGGCGCGCTTTCATCAAAGAAAATGCAAAAACTTGCTCGCATGGAAATTGTGGGCGTAGAGAGAAAAGTAACTGCGCAGGCTCTGGGTGTTTCTGAAAGCAGAATTTCGCAAATAATGAAAACAGAAGAATATTTAGAACAAGCGCAAATTGTTGCCGGAGAAACATTCAAACAGAACGAGTTGATAAACAAAGGTTGGGATGGTATAGAAGCATTGGGCATCAGAAGAGTTGTCGAGGCTTTGCAAAATGATCCTGAACCTGATTTTGCTTTGCGGGCCGCAGCTCTTGCTAACAAAGCGCAACGACGCGGAACTTTCTCAAACAATCCTATTTCTCAAAATGCTGGCATAAGAACTGTTGTTCAATTAAATGCAACTTTCGTCGAGAAGCTACAACAGAATTTTCAAATTGAGAAATCAGATGGAAGTAAACTTTTAGAAACAAAAAAAGATTCTGACTTTATGGGCGCAAAATCTGTGCAAGATTTACTAACTTCAAAATCAGAAGATAAAGAGCTAATCCCAGCTTTTCCTTCGTTGTGAAATCTGTGTAAAATAGTTGCAAAATAAATGAATACTGCAATCGCTACCGAAGTTGTTCAACTATCTACAGAAGAGATAAAAGCTGCTTTGCAGTATGATCCTGAATTCTTCATACAATTTTTTCTCGGTGACGAACTAACTTTTCCTGTCCCAGAATTTCATGTTGAACTTTTTAAATTGATGATTGATTTACAGGTTGATAAATTTGCCTGTGCAGTTCCACGCGACCATGCAAAAACAACCTTGGCTAAACTTGCCTGCGTTTATTTCTTTCTATTTTCAGATTACAGATTCATCCTCTACCTATCAAACACCGTATCAATTGCAATACCGTCAGTAAATGACATAATAGCCTTTATGGAATGTGACAATTTCGTCGCAGTCTTTGGCAAAATAAAAATGGAGACACGACAAGATGGCAAAGGGATTTATAAGTTTTGGCTTGGTGATAAGCTTTGTATTTTACGCGCATTCGGCGTTTTGCAGCAAGTTCGAGGAATTAACATTGACAACCAACGACCTCAATTGGCAATACTCGACGACATTGATGCGGCACAAGCGGAAGTCACCGAAGTCAGCTTCAGGATCGCGAAAAGATGGTTCTACGGGCCGTTTAAAAAAGCGCTCGATAAATTCCATCACAAAATCGTGCAGATTGGTAATCTCACGGAAACACAGTCCCTTATTGCGGAAAACTGCGCATCGGAGTTCTGGCACTCACGTGTATATGGTTGTTTGCTTTCCAATGGTAAACCGCTTTGGCCAGATGCGTGGTCGATTGATAAACTAAAAAAAGATTATGTAGAATATTTAGAAGCGGGAATGGCAGACGTTTGGTTTGCCGAAATGATGAATATGCCATCTGCGGGTGGAAGAGGAATCATTCTTGCTGAGGAAATATTTTACAACCCTCATATTCAAGAGGATGATATAAAGTATGGATTTATAACAATCGATCTTGCAATTTCAAAAGAAACTTGGGCACATAAAACTGTTATTGCAGTTCATGGTTGGCTTGAAAACTGCGGACCAAACGGTGCGTGGCAAGCTGTAGATTATGAAGGCTACACAGGGATAGATCCTATAAGTTTGTTCTGGGAAGTTATAAGGTTGTGCAAGAAATGGCGTATACAGACTGTGGGTATAGAATCAGTAGCTTTTCAAGCGTCTTTGAAATACGTTTTTGAGCATGAATGCTTAAGAAATGGGATTGAGTTTAACGAGAACTGTATGCCCGGAGAACGTGGAATCTCATTTGTTCAATTGCAAGCTATAGGGCGAAAACCTCAGCGAATAATAGCGTGGGCAGCAATGATAAAAGCAAAAGAATATGCATTAAACTATGGTGATTTTGCTTTAACGCAAGAACTTATTTCTTACCGCCCTGACAGAAAAACAAATGTTGACGATCATATTGACGCTTATGCTTATGCACCGCAAATGCTGCAACGTTGGATGTATCTTATAATGCAAGAGTATACAGTTCACAGCAAAATTGCTATACAAGGCTCAAGTCAGATTTGTGATTTTTAGGTTCTTCATCTATGTTATCTGTTCTTCATCTGTTCTTCATCTGTTCTTCACGATATAAGCGGAGAGCAAGCGCAGCGCGCGGAGCGATCTTTATCTCAGATCTTCAGCCATAAATTTGCCTTAGTCAATAAACACTCCATCTCTCAATCACCGAGGCCCATTAAATGATAAAAAGAAAAACTACCTATCAAGTTGATAAATCCATCAAGATTACAGCCAAACAACATGATAGTCTTGTCGATCTTTTGAAAGAAAAACTCATGGATCAAAAAGACTATCATGAATCTCGCAATGAACGTTTTGAAAAGATAGATAAACAAGTTTATGGTTATCTTGTCTTAGACGATGATGACACAAAACGTCAAATTGACAATGAAAAAGGCTATGGTATAAAACCTGTTGATGTGTCATTGCCATTAACAGTTGTTCAACTTGATGAAGCTGTAACATATTTCATGGAAGTCCTGGCCGCAGACTCAGGCTTATACGGCGCAATTGCACCAAAAGATAAACAAGCCGTAGCAACTGCATTTGCCTCTGTGATGAATGAGAACGCAGATAAATTTATGCACGAAAGATACTTAGCAAGATTTCTATTCGACGCTATGAAATACAATTTCGCAGCTTTGACCCCGCAGTGGAAAGTTCTTACAGGAAATAGACTTGAAAATTCAGAAACTGAGCAGCCTGTAGTTGTCGAAGGTGCAGAAGTTTATGCTGGCAACACCCTGAGAGACATAGACCCTTACAATTTATTTTATGATCTGTCAGTAGACGCGATCAACATGGCTCAAGAAGGTGAGTTTTTTGCCGAGGCTACAATCAAATCACCTTTCAGAATGAAAAAGATGCTCGATGACGGGGAGATCTATAATATTGAATCCCTGATGGAAAAAGAAAATTTTTCTCTTCGTTGGTACACACAACGTCCTGTTGTCAACTTACAAGGTGTGCATTCGACAAGAAAAGAATCCTGGATCAACATTCTTGGTGGTCATGACTCTGTTTCTACCACAAAAAAAGCCGTGGAAAATGTTATCTTTCATATTTGGATTCCTTTGAAAAAGTACGGTCTAGGAACCTCGGATAAACTTCAAATCTGCCGCATAATTTTGGTCAACAATGAAATCATAGGCCGTGTACAAGTTTTAAATAACTCACATGCGCTTTTGCCTATTGGAATTTCAATGCCAATTGATGACGGATTTAACGAAGAAACGCAATCTTATGCTGAATTGTTAATGCCATTCCAAACATTTGCATCTGCACAAATGAACATTCACCAGAAAGCTTCCAGAAGAGCTCTATATGGAGTCACTTTTTACAACAAAAATGTTATCGATCTCAACGATGAATATGATCCTGTAGCGTCAAAAATTGCAGTTAATGCTCCGCCAGAAGCTGACTTGAGAAAAGCTATCTACCAAGTTTTCGATGCACCAAAAACATCAAATACCTTGCAAGACATCGAGGTTGTAAACTCATTAATGCAGAAGGTTCTTCCTACAGAAATCCTAAAACAAGTTGCAGGTCTGGAACGCGCAACACAATATCAAGCTGCGGCAACTGTTCAAGGAGCAAACAGAAGAAATCTTAAGCTGGCGAAAATCATTCATGCACAAGCATTTTCGCCAGTAAAAATCATGCAGATGTTTAACATCTTACAGTATCAAAAATCCATGGAAATTCTGACTCTAGAAGGTGAGTTGATAGAAGTAAATCCTGCTGAATTTAGAGACACAAAACTTGAATTCTCTATCTCTGATGGCCTAAAAGGGCTTGATAAAATGTCAATCACAATGGCTATAAAAGAAGTTTTAAACACCATTGTTCAATCGCAACAAGCTTCACAGCAGTTTGACGTGGTTGCCATGATAAACTACTGGACTTCTCTTCTGGGTGACAAAACAGATTTTTCACAATTTGAATTCAAATCCGAAATTGACAAGCTTACTCCCGAACAAAAAAACCTAGCTTTCCAATTATTACAGCAATATTCGCAGCAACAAGAAGGAGGCCAACAAACTTTACAACAGCAACAACTCCCACTTTAATTTTTATTTCTCTAAAGAAGGAATATCTCAATGAAAAAAGAATCTCTAGGTGATAAGCAAAGACGATTCACCTTAATGGTATCAAAATTGATAATCTTTGCTGATGAACAAGGTTATGAATTAACATTCGGTGATGCCTATCGCGATCCACGTGTTTTTGGTCGTCCAGGAGAGTCACGTGGTTATGGAAAAAAGAATTCCATGCACAAAAAGCGCCTGGCTGTGGACTTTAATCTTTTCAAAAACGGCACTTACCTCACTTCAACATCTGACCATGAAATTCTTGGTCTCTATTGGGAATCTCTGGGAGGAAATTGGGGCGGCAGATACAACGATGGAAATCATTACTGCATAGAAGGTTAGGTGCCAAATGGACAAGTATATCAAATGGATGCCAGTATTAATCTTTTTATCAACATCAATTGGAGGGTACTTTGTTTTACAGTATAAAGTTGATATGCTTATAACAAATGTCTCAGCAACACAAAACACTTTATCCGATATCATTGTTGATATCGCAGTAATAAAAGCAAAATTGGAGGCAGATTAATGTTTTCATTATTAAAAGCAGGAATTAGTTTACTGTTTGGAGGTGGAAATCAGGAAACTAAAGGTATATCAAAAGCAATGACAGTTGCAAAAGGTATCGGAGGTTTCATCGACGAACAAAATTTCACTGAACAAGAGCGCGTGGAGGCCAACGCTAAAAGTTTAAATTTAACTTTGGAAGCCGTGAAACTTACACGGGATGAGAACTCAGTCAGGTCAGTTACACGGCGAATTTTGGCGTGGTCAATCATGGGATCTTTGCTTTTATCTTTCTGGATAGCATTAATAAGATATCTTATTTTTGAAACAGATCCGAAAGATATTATTGCAATTGTCGAAGCTTTTTCACTGGGAAATCTGGCCCTGGCTGTAGGTTCATTTTACTTCATGGCTTCTCTCATTAGAAAATAATAAAAAAAGAATTGACAAGGGAGTGCCAATGTTAGGCTACCTTGCAGGGCGACAGGTTTTTTTGAGTTTGAGGCGGAACGAAGTGGAGACGAAAAGGAAATACCTGGTGACCGTAAGGAGCCGTAAACATTGAAAGCACTGGGGCCCCTTGTCAAAGCTTTATTTATTATTTTATTGCAACTAAGGAATTATAAAATGATGAGTCAACAGTACGATAAATTAAACCCTCATGAGAAAATCATGTTCGGTGATATTGCAAGAAATCCTGCATATCTAAAAGTTCTTGAAAATGAAAAACTTGACCTTGAAAAATCAATCTTAACTTTTGCACGCTTTGATAAAGAATCAGAAACATCTGTATGCAGAAGGCTAGAAAATCTACACGTACAATATTCAACAATTTTACACTTGATTGAGCTTAATAACTCAATTAACAATTCTAAAGGAGAAAAATAATGAGTTTTAATTTTCTGAAATCGGTTCTTGGTTCATCCACTGAGCAAACACAATCTACAGATAATGTTTCTGCATCAGAAACTCCTGCACAGACAGACAATGTTAACGATCCACCTAACAAATCGTCTAACGTAGATTTACAAAAAAATATTTGGGAGCCTAAAACTGAAGAAACACAAACTGACAACCAAACTTCACAACAGCAACAACCACAGCCGGCTCAACAACAAGATCCAGCGCAGGCAATGCAAGATCATCTAGCCTCATTAAATCTTATGCAAGATATTGACATGGCAAAAATTGAATCTGAAATTGTTCAGGGTTCTACTGAATCACTTCAGAATGCTTTCAAATCTGTAGGTGAAAATGTTTACAAGGCAGCCTTAACTCAAGTAAATCAGTTGGTAGACTCAAAGCTGGAAAAAGTGAAACAAGAGTCAATTCGAGAAGCAAATGCGTCTGTAGATGCAAAATCAGCCATTCGTGAAATGAATCAAAAAATTCCTTTTACAGAAGATCCCAATATTGCGCCTGTTGCTCAGGCTGCTTTAAATAGTTTCCTGGCTAAAGACCTGTCTCTTCCAGAGGCGATAAAAGCAACAGCAAAATATTTTGACAATGTGTCTGCGCAGGTAAACACAGCAAAAGATTTTTCAGGTAATCAACCTGGGGAAAGTGGCTTTAACTCCAGCCAACAAAATAATAATAAATCCAAGCAGAGTTCACACGATGACTGGATATCAATTTTAACGCAAGGGAATAATTAAGTTTTTATTCATTATTAATTCATTTAAAAACCAAAATTGAGGTGTTTAAACATGGCAGTAAAAGGCGTTTTTGCTTCAGACCAGAATATTCCAGGTACAGAAATGGGAAGTTTTGCGTCTGCTATTCTTCAATTGTATCCAACAGGTTCTTCACCTCTGCTTGCATTAACAGCAGGTATGCGTTCTAGTGATATTAAATCAACTGTATCAACTTGGTTTGAAAAGAGTCATTTGTCTGGTTACATGAATGTTACCAACAATGCAGGCACTGGTACAACTTTTAACCTTTCTGAAGAAAATCAAGTTGTAGCTGGCACAACAATGTTGGTACATTCCACAGGTGAATACATCTTCATCGATTCAATAACTGCAAATGTAGCCACCGTTACACGCGGATTTGCAGATACAGCTATTGTTTCTATTAACGGCTCTGTAACACCTGTGCCGATTCAAAAAATTACAAATGTACACTCTGAAGGCTCACCCAAACCTGTTGCAATCGCAAACATCGGTAGCCCTGAATTTAACTACATGGAAATTGTGCGGAATTCTTGGGATGCAACCGGCACAGCTAAAGCCGTGGAGTATCATACTGGTTCAGTTGTGGCTGAAAATCAGCGAGAAGCTGGGATGTTTCATGCTGAAGATCTTGAGCGGGCATTCATGTGGGGTCGTCGAACAACAGGAGTTTTAGACGGAAAGCCATTTCGTACAATGAACGGCTTGACAAATCAGATACGGACAAATGTTCAGGCACAAATTGCCAATACAACCTGGGATGATATTGACGCATTTTTGCAAAATATCTTCCAAACAAATATTAAAGGTAAACCCAATGAACGTATTTCTTTTTGTGGAAATACCGTTCTTGCCGTGCTAAACAAAATTGCACGTCTATCTTCTGTAATGAATATCGAAACTGGAATTACAGAGTTCGGAATGAAAGTTAGCAATTGGATAACACCTTTTGGTGATTTGAAATTAATGACTCATCCTTTGATGAATGAAAATCCTGTATGGACAAAAGATTTGTACGTTTTCCATCCTGGATCTATTCGTGTTGAATATCTTCGTCGTACGTTTCATGATCGAAATGATAAAGATGGTACACGCGCAGGTGCAGATGCTGATTTTGGTGTCTACACAACAGAAGCTACAATTGTTTATGAAGGTGAGAAAACAGGTGGAACTTACACAGGTATTGACACTGCTGCGTAAAAACAACCTGGTTTGACTTTTATTTAATCTATGATCAATTTAAATTTTAGGGGGTCTACAAAATGCCTATCAATGAAGTTCCTGTAGGAACGTACGCAGATGTTACTGGTGTGGTAAATGCAACTGCTGCTGCTGAGATTGCCGTTTTACTTGCTGAACTGAAATCATTTCTTCCTGATCCCGATGACAAATCTGGAACTCCGGCAAAATCACCTGATTATTTTCACATTGTGCCTTCAGTTTCACACAAGCTTCGTGCTGAATTGGATGCACTTTCCGCGTCGATTGCAGCAGCACCGACAGCATAAATTAAAATGCTAGGGGGCGTAAAAACCTCCTAGCATTTTTTTTGTATTAAAAAGAAGGGGTTAAAAAATGTCTGAAAAATTAGTCGACAGAGTTTTATACGTATCTGATAGATATCCATCTTTGACATTCAGATTGGATGAAACATCATACACGATAAAAAATCATCAACTTTTTGTGGCAGAAAAGACACAAATTGAACAGTTGGACAAACACATTGAAGAAACTTGTCTAGGTAGTATGTTACGCAAAATTGACAAAAAAGCTGAAGAAGATGCTTTGCTCGCAAAGTTGAAACTTTCTGAACAACGAAGCGGTGCTGTAAAAGGAGGTATAGATTCTACCTCGCAACAAAGTCAAGCAAAAATTCTTGCAGAATCAAATGCCAAAATTGCTGCGTCCCCAGAAGCAGCAGAAATTCTTGAAAAAGAACTATCTCAAGATGCATTAAATATTTCACACCAAACTTTGAAAACTTCAGAATCTAAAACTTCAAAGACTTCTGTAAAAGAAAAGAAATCATAAATTATGATTGAAATAAACACATTCTCATCTGCTGTTGATGACGCTATTAAACGCTCTGGACGGCCTGAAAAATTAAATGACTTGATTGCTTTTGTACGAACATCAATCCGTGAATGCCAAGTCAGAAATTATTTCCGAAATGATATGATTGAGGACTCATTGATTGCAACTGGGGATGTGTTTATCTGGAACTATCCTCAAGAATTTCGTATGTTACGCACTGTGCGTTATCCTTTTATTGACGCAAGAGGCGACAGAATTTATCCGCCTGAGATTTTGCCTGGCAAGAATCAAAAAAATAAAACTTATTATTATTATGGCGGACCTGGTTATTATGTGTTTGCTGGTGTAGCTGCAAATTCGTTAATAGATGTTTCATACTACAGAAACTCAAGAAAACTTCCATATTATGCACCAGAAGATCGCCCAGCACAATTTGATTTGGAAACAAATTCTTGGCTCTATGCAACTGCATCTGATCCAGATTCAAAAACAATTGCTCGTGAGCAAGTTTCAAACTGGCTACTTTTTAATTATTATGATTTGATAGTCGAAGGGGCTTTATCAAAATTATTTAATATCATTGGGGACCCAAGATCCAGACCTACTTATGCTTCATACAAATCTTTGCAAAATGATTTAATTGCAAATGAACCTTCTGATTCTTTAAACAAATAACTTTTCAGGTATATGTTATGGCACGTGGAGATACTTTTTATTTCGATCAATATTATGAAGATGTAGGAAATAAACTTCATGACAATTCAGCAGACGTTTTTAAACTAGGTATTGTAACAAACGCATTTGTTCCTGTAAAAACTACACCAGATCCACGTTGGGGTGCGAACGGCACAACTGATTTTTCACTCAATGAAGTGACTCCTGGAGGGAACTACCCTGGAAATGGAATTTCATTATCAGCTGTAATAACTGATAACTGGATAAGAACAGGGAGTGTTAATACACAGACGTTTGATGACGTTGCAATTGCTGTTGACCCAGGAAATCCATCAGGTGCTTACTGGGGAATTATTTATAATGATACAGATGCAGGAAAACGTTGTGTTGGCGTAGTTGATCTTGGAGGTCCATTAGACTTGACTACAGGGACATTTTCTATAACTTGGGATGTGCAAGGTTTTGGGAATTTAGCAGGTTAATAAAGAGAAAGTAAGATGCCATGGTATAGCAAAGCGGAAGCTGCACAATATAGCCAAACAAGTGACGCTTGGCTGCAATTGTTAGCTGATCCGTATAACACAAAACCAAACAACAGTATCCAGTGGGGTGGATCGACGGCATGCGGATTACCTATTGATCGTTTCTGCACAATCAATTCCCCATATGAGCCGTTTGATGAGATTGCCGGGCGTGATATGGCGTTTCAGGCATACAATCACTCTATTTTATGGGCTCGCACTGGCGACGTAGCAAGTCTCAATCGAATAATAGAGATTCTGGAATTCTGGATGATCGATCCGGCAACCAGAATGCTGCCAATATTAACCACGTATTCTGCAAATGGCAGTAATTCGATTGAGCAGTACGTGTTTGTTACGGCGTTTTTTGCTGCTTATAACATTATAAAAGACGAGCCCAGCTTTACTTCTGAGCCTGCCATAAAACAGTGGATTACTGATTTTATAGCTAGTGCATGGCCTTACACTGACGCGGCAAACAAAGGCGATTGGAAGATATTTTGCTGTATTGCTGGCGCTGCCGCTACTGGTGACACAGTATTTTTGCAGACCATTCGTGATGATTTTGTTGTTAGGCTGAATAACCGGTTTTTGGCTGACGGACGGGTAAAAGAGGACTATTTGCGCACAACGGGAATGTCGTATACCTGTTTTGCGCTTGAGGCCATAAATGCGACGTGTGAAATAATTTTCAGAAACCTCGGGGAGAATCTTTTTACGCACCCTGGGCTGGTTCTCGCTCACGATTACATGATTCCGTATATTCTCGCGCCGAGCACATGGCCATGGCAGCAAATAAATACGTTTCAGAGCGTCGAATCTCGTCAATACGAGTTTATGTACACGCGCAACGCTCAGGCCAGATACCTGCCTATATTGGACACTGGACGACCGTATTACGTTGACACAGCAACCGGTCACGTAACGCTGACAAACAGTAGTGTTGCAGTATTAAATGCCCCAGAAATAATCAATATTGGTATTGCTTTGCAAAATGGCACATCGGGTATTGAAGCTGTAATTTCGTGGGATAGCAACGTACCAACAACTGGTGACGTGAGCTATGGATTGACAACCGCAGAGACTGAAATTCCAATCATCAGTCCCACACTGGTAACGAGTCATTCTGTTATTTTACCAAATCTAACTTTATCATCTGTGTATTATTTTACTGTAAATGTTCAAAATGATTTGTTGGTATCCTCGTCATCTACACAAAGTTCATTTGTCGCGGAGGTTGATACTCCACCGGAGATAGGCAGCTATTCCGATGAGTTTAATACTTCAACAATCGATCCTCAATGGACTGTCGTTGATCCTGTTGGTGATGGGTCTGTCACAGCAAACGGTGTGGAGTTAGTTATTTCTGTTCCAGGTGCTGGCGTATCTCATGATGCATGGAGTGGCGGCAATGAGTCAGTTAGAGCTGTGCATCCGTTACCCAATGAAAACTTTTTCATGGAAATCGCTCTTGAATCGATTGTTGAACAAAGATATCAGAGTCAAGGTTTTCTAGTTGAAGTTGATACGGATAATTTTATTCGTTTTGATTTTTATAGCGACGGTTTACAGACTTACGCACATATTGGGTCCATTGTTAATAGTGTTGGCAGTAGTATATCTTCAATACCTGTAACAACGGCGCAAGCACAATTTATGCGGGTAAAACGCACAGGTAATTTATGGGAGCAGTGGTACTCGCACAATGGTGTTAATTGGACATTATCGGGATCTTTTACCAGAGCAATTACCGTAGTAAATACAGGTGTATTTGCAGGCAATGTTGGTAGTGCTCCAATACCTGCACATACTGCACAGTTTAATTATTACAGAATAAATCAACTACCTATATCAACAAGTATAGAGATACAGGCGGGTTTAATACAAAAAACATATACAACGTTTGCTGCAACTGTTTTTTTGGATTACAGCGTAGAAGTGAATGCTGTTCTAGCCTCAAAACAATATCAAAGTTTCTTTGCTCATATTGGTTTTGGGCCTGTAAACATTTCTGCCTTCTTAAAAAGAAAAAGATATAGATCTTTCAAGGCTGTAGTTGCTTATCAAGACAGCCTTTTTCCGGCAATTGAGGACTTGAACACAAGAATACTGCACGCGATAACAGACAGCGATGAACAGCAGAGAATGTTAATAGAAAATTTTATCCTGCTAAAAAGTTTTGTTTACACGCCAAGCTATAATAGTTTAACTTTTAAAGGAATTAAACCTCTTGCTGTTACAGATACGTTTCAAATTTTAAGTGCATATACCTCCCAAGCAGACAGTTTTAAAAATTCAAACGCTAATATCCAAACTGGCACAATGAATGTTAAACAAAAAGGTTTATATAAAATAACTATTTTTGTTGGTTTGAATGCTTTAGTCGTGGAGCAATTTAATATAGGCATATTTATTAACGGAATTTATACGGGTAAATTTATTCAACTAGATTCTGTGCTAGCATCTGTAAATGTTTTTGACACGGAAGATTTTTCAATTCCATTTACTGACACCAACAGTTTTATAGATTTACGAATAAAAATCCCTGTCGGGAACACGAATGTATCTTTGACAAAAATAAACTTTGGTCTTGAAAGAATAGACAATTTAGAGGATTAACTATGTTAACTTTTGAAGGCGAAGAAGCCTTATTGAAAATGATATTTCACGGAGATGAAACGATTGTTGCAACTGGAGCAAATTTTTATTTGGGAGCTTGCAATCAAACACCTGCAAAAACAGATACACTTGCCAATATTTCATCAGAACCATCTTCACAAGGTGGATATGCAAGACTTCCTTTAGCACGTAATATACTAGAGTTTCCAACTCTGGGTCAGATAGACGCTGAAACAAGAATCTTGTCTATAGTGGCAACATTTTCTGCCGTAGGAGCCGATTTTTCATCGCCATTCACTAGATTGTTTTTAACTAATGTTGCTTCTGGATCGGCTGGAATTTTGCTTGCATATTCAGGAGCTTATTCATCTGCTATACAGCTTTTAAATGGTCAGTCTAAAGATGTTCAATATGCATTTTTTACTTGAGAAATAAACAATGACTCAACAACTTTTTATTCGTAATATAAAAGGATTATTTCCTCTAGTCGATAGAAGAAAAATCCAAGATCCTTTTGTTGTTGAAGGGCAGAATTTTTTAATGGATCAAGATGGTCCTTTTAGTGGTCTTGGAAGATCATTATTGTCGCATAAATCTATATCAAGATTCGGTAATGTACAGACTTTTAAAATCTCAGAAACATCAGAATCTTTGATTGTTAATGATGAGGGTGTTTTTCGTTTTGATACAGAGTCTGGAAAAACAATTCTTTTGTATCCTTTTGAAACCTTTGTTATTTCAGAATTTCCTTGGTCTATAGCTGCTGTAGGAAATAAATATTATTTAGCTAGAAAGAACGCACCTTTTATAGAATATGATATTTTTAATGATTCATGGCAGATCTTATCTGGAGGTTCTATTCCAGAGAACATTCATGCGTGTACAGAATCAGATGGAAGATTGCACGTTTTAACAGATATTTGGCTTGCTTGGTCTGCAATCGGTGATGGGCAAGATTTTGTTGCTTCCACAACCACAGGTGCAGGTGCTCAAGCATTAACAAAACTTGGACTTTCAAATCCTAGACCTTTAGGCTTGAAAACTGTTCCAGATGGCGTGCTTACATTTTTATCTTCTGGCATAATGAAATCACAGTCCATTGTTTCAGTGAATCCCTATAGACATATTATTTTGTCAAGACAGCATGTTCCTGTGAATCCTTATTGTTTGACAAATGATGAATCTGATGCAGTGATTTTTTTAACAAAAACAGGATTTTATAGGTCAGATGGTCAAAAACCTACAAGCTGGGAACCCGCTATGGGAGAGCATTTTCATACAAAAATTATTCCCAATTTGGATGTGCAGAACAACCAGAATAATTTACAAATTGATTTCAATGTAGAGAGATCCTGGTTTTCTGTTTGGATTGCTGAGACACAAGCAGATTACACATATTCAAAAGCTTTTATTTTAAATACAAAAATTGCTCAATGGGGAAGTTTAAATACTTCTTTTACAGCTTTGACAGATTTTTTCACTTTGCCCACACAATTTGAGGGATTCTTTTTTGGTTTAATAGACCTTGAAGGATCTATTTTTCGTTTTGATACACCCGCAGGAATTCAGACTGTTCCAGATCTTGTAGATGGATATTCCTATCATTATTTTTGGGAAGAAACACCAACAAGAGTTAATGACACTATTTATATTTTCACATCAAATGCTCAATTTTCAACAGAAAAAAAATCACTTCTCAATCATACAGGTGTTTATTATAGATATCATCAAGTTCAGTCTTTTCTATCTCCAGAAGATTTAACTGCGGAAGAGAAATCTGCGGAAGATAGCTCAACCGCAACAGAATTTAAAACAAATACAACTTTCTCAGCTGCTATAGTGGATTTAAATCAAAGAATTCAAGATGCACAATTTGATCCTTTGGATTCCTACGTAAATATTGGTCCAATAAGATTATTCAACGAACAAGATAATGATAGATATTCGTACATAACAAATGTTTCTGTCGGAACATTGGGTGAATCTGTTGGATCTTTTTCAGAAGATTGGAACAGTGTAACGCAGTTTCCTGTCACAGTTGAAGAAGATTGGCTTGATGGAAGTCCCAATGAAGATTGGGGTGATGGAGGAATATCTTCTGTTTCAGGATCTGTAGATTATGACTTTGAAATCGTAGCTACAATTGACGCTGAAACTCCAATTGCAAATTATGAAACCAAGGCGATTAAAATTAACACAGATTCTACAACTGATTTTTATTCCTGTGATTCATCAGGTATATACCATCTTATATCTATTAATGCGTTTAAATTAGGGCAGAATTTTCACGCAAAAACTTTAGACATTGCAGTCAATTTGGGAGGTAGAATTTAAAATGGCCTTAAAAAGAGTTCAATTAGTAAGACATGACGCAGCAGGTTCGGCAACTTTTCTAGGTCGTATTGGAGAATTGACGGTAAATATTTCTAAGAACGCGATTAATGTACATGATGGTATAACACCCGGAGGTTTTGAACAAGCAAGAGCTGATTTATCTAACGTGCCCACGGCGACTACATTTGTAGCAGGCAAAATGACAGCAGCACAGGTAATTTTATTAAACACTTTGACATCCTCTTCAAGTTTGAACGCAGCAAACATCATTGTTAATGCAGATGCTATTGCCGTGAACGTTGCAGATATAGCTACAAATAGAATCGATATAGATACTAATGCAGCGGATATCCTTGTGAATGCAGCAAATATTGCTTTAAATACTATTCTTGCTAATTCCAAAGCTGCAAAAGCTGTTTCAATTGTTGATGGTAATTTATTGGTAATGGATGCATCTGGTGATTTAGTTGATGCGGGTGAAACACTTGCTGATGTCCATGATGCTTCACAATTAACCGGAACGTTACCTGGAGTCTCTTTGCCTCAAGCATCTGAAACAGAAGCTGGTGTAATTGAACTAGCTAGTGCATCCGAAGTAATTGCAAAAACTGACGCATTAAGAGCTTTAACTCCGTCTGATATAATTGGATTTTTAGGTTCACCGAGTTCTATAGGAAATGTAGCACCTGCGTCTGGAGAGTTTACTTCTTTAAATGTAAATAATGAGGCAGTCTTTAATGCAGATTTTACTTCAAGGGGTATTACAGACAGAAGTTCAGTTTCTTCACCTTCTTTATATATCTCTTCTACAGGCAATGTTTCTGTAGGCAACGGCGTAAATGCTACAAGACGTTTTAATGTTGAGGATGCAGATCTTCCAACTTATATCGAAATTTTTGCAAATGGTTTACCTGAAAATCCAGCTGGGATTGTTTTTAAAAACGCACTAAAAACATGGTTTGCTGAAGTATTAATTGGCGGTGGATTTTCTATTTCAAGTAATACGCTGGATGTTCTAACGTTTACAATTTCTGGAAGATTGGATGTTGCGAATAGTAATATTGTTTTAGACGAAGATGACATGGTTTCGGATTCGCCGGATCAATTAGCTACACAACAAAGTATAAAAGCCTATGTGGGTTCACGGGATGTTATTTTGTTTCCTCCTGTTGTTGCTGGGACTGCTAACAGGGTTTTTATGGGGCCACAAAATGTTGTGCTAGATGGCACAATTCAGGGTTTAATTCAGGAAACAAGACATACATTTTTAAGAAGTGGTACGTACACTTTCTCTTTTAGATTTAGAAATAATGGAAATAACGGCGGAACTACAGTGACTGTGCACAGGGACGTAGGAGATATTCCTCCTAGCTATACAGCTACAAGTGTAGATAGGTTTGAAGGAAACGGAAATCTTGTTACGCATACAGAAACTCTAGTCGTGGATGCTGGGGATACAGTAGAGCTTCATTTTTCTTCAACAAATAATCTTGGTGCTTTTTTAGAGTATTTCTACATATCTACACAAGATCCTTTATTTTCTGCATAAATTTTATTTTTAAGGAGTTATATTATGGCTTTAAGTTTCGGATTTGGTGGAAGCAGCGGAAGTTCTTCACAAAGCACAAGTACTTCAGGAGAAACAAACAGAACGGAGCAACAAACTGGTGCCTCATCAGGTGCATCTACATCGCAGCAGCAACAACAAGCTATTCAAGAGGCCATAAATAACATTATTCAGGCTTCTCAGCAACAACAGACAAATACTGGGCAACAAACAGGTACAACGTCTGTAGCAGGAAGTACTGCACAAAATCAACAACAACAGCAAAATGCTACAACAACACTTTTGGGTGCGGATGTTCAAAGTCAATTAACAGATACTGTTTTAAGTTTGTTAAATAATCAATCTGGAAATGATTCATCTTCACTTGTAAACGCTTTGTATTCAAATGCTTTATCTGGAGGATCAGACATTGCAGGTGCAAATGCGTCAATTTTAGAGGCAGCAAGATTTCGTGGTGAAAGGGAACTACAAACATTGCAGACTCAATTGGCACAGCAAGCTGGCGGTTCTCTAGCTAATACAGGTGTTGTTGGAGCTACAGCAGAAGGCAGAGCGTCTTTAGAATCTCAATTAGCTGGCGTAGAAGGACAACTGAATTTAGCTGCAAGACAAATTCAGACACAAGAATTGATGCAGGCATTGCAGGGATCGCAAGCTGGTAATACTGAGTTGACAAACCTTTTAAATATTTTAAGAGGTTCTACGCAAGAACAGACTGGGGTTACTTCTGCTGTGGGATCTACCACTCAGCAGCAGACACAGCAGCAAGCAATTGAAACTTTGGCGCAGGTTTTATCCCAATCTCAAGCACAAACTCAAGGTCAAACTACAACCACAAGTTTGTCATCTATTCTATCATCTGCAACCACTGAACAACAAACACAACTTTCTAACTTGATTAATGAGATAACTAATTCGCAGTCTAATTCTCGCGGAAGAAATCGTGGTAGTCAGTTTGGTGTTAGTGGGACAACTGCAAACAGTTAAAGAGTCAATAAATTCGGAGATAGAAAATGGTTGATTTTACAAACTCAGCACAAAATTTGGTTGAAACTTTTTCTGTGCGAAAAAATGAAACACCTATTGATTTAACTCCTTTAGGGTCTAAACCTCCTAGAGAGAATAAAAGTATTGCGCCTGAAATTCCTGAGTTAAAATTTGATACAAAATTGCCCGTACCGGTTAAGGACTCTATGCAGGAAACACAGCTTGTACGATCAGCAAACCGAAATGCACAGATACAACGAAATAAAGCGCTTGTTACAGCCGCACAAAGTACAACCGAAATTGTAAATGATGCAGATGTGAAAATTGAAAATTCAAGAAATAATATATTTGGATCTTTAATTGGTTTATTTAATGATGATTATGACGTTTCTGAACAACAGAGAAGACAGAGCGAAGCTATAAGAAATTATCAGACAAAGATTCAGGTTAATAAACTGCAAACTTCTTCTGAAGAATTAGCAGCACAAAATGCGGCAGCAGAATTTACAAACTACATTGCCACACAGAAATTAAAAGATCAGGCAATTTCTTTTACAACTGCTGAAATAAATAATATTATTCAGTCAAACTCCGCTAGAAAAGCTTATCAAGATTTTGCTTTCTCACAAGTAACGATGGATGATTTAAAAAATATAAAAGCTTCGGGGAATTTCAATGAAGTTGTTACTGAGCAGCGAGTTGATAAGTTGTTTAGAGAATTGCAAACTGCGCAGTTAGAGTTTGAAGCAGCAGATTTAGCTTTTAAAAATGATAAATTTGATTTTGGTAAAAAGATGGAGACAAGAGCAAAAGAGCGGATGCCGGTTTCGTTTTTACGTCAACAGTATGATAAAGCTTTAAAGTCTGGACAATCAAGAATAGAGCTAAGCAAAGGATTCTTTGTTGCTCCATCAGAAGTTCTCAGCTTGATTTCTCAAAAAGAAAAAGTTGCTGATGATTTTCGACAAATGGAAGCCCAAAGAGCTGTTAAGTTAGCAAAGAATAACGCGTCTTTTAATGATGCGCAAAGAGGCGTAGGTGTTTTATCAAGCGATTTTTCGGGGTCAATGTTGGAAACTGATTTTTCAGCAATAAACATGTTAAATACAAATGATGATTTAATGGCTGAGATTAATTATACAGACCTGCATCCTGCTGTTGCATCTTCTTATATGGCTGTTATGCAGTTCACGGCTAATATGAATGAGAATGCTTCTGGTGTGACAGAACAAGATTTTGAGACGCAAAAAGTTTTGTTGAAAACTCTTGAAGATAAGATTCAGCTTGTACAGAAACAGCAAATAGATTCACAGCCTACAAAACCTTTGAAAGCAGCCCAGCAAGAATGGTTTACTAATGGTGGCAGAATGCAATTTGGTGCAAATGCAGCTGCTGTGACTGCGGGAAACATTTCTACAAGACCTGATTTTAGAGGAGATAAGGCGCTTAATTTGGCCTGGGAAAAATTTGCTGAAAATGTGCTTGTTGATATAACAGGTGAAGAAGTTGATTTAACAAATGCAGACGGTGATATAGATTCAAATGTGTTGCTGGAAAATTTACTGTCTACGACATTGAAAGGTAAACAGACTGATAGTGAAAAAATTATAAAAGCTATGAGTTCTGTGGATGATAAAGGTAGAACACCTTTAACAATCTACGCTGCATCGAAAGCAAAAGATGTTTTGATTCAAGCAGCAGCCGAGTTGGCGAATAAAAATGCAAATGTTAAACAGGGATTGTTTGACGCAGAAGGTAAACCTGGGAACTGGCAGAATAGCCCTTTGGACCTTGCTAAAACATTAGCTGCTTTGTCTGTGAAAGAACAGCAACAGAATCCACAGCTTGAAAATAATAAACTTAATAAGGATCTTGAAGTTGAGATAAATAAGATTCTGGCCTCTCAAGCAGCGATCTGGAATTCGCAGCAAAATATTCATCGTGGATCATTTATGGTTAATTTATTTAAAGGGAAACAACCGTTTAAAGTTGTTGATACTATTATTTCAAATACTTGGGGCCGAAGTGTGGCTCCTGCTTGGGGGATTGAAACCCAGAATGTTGCTGACACGGCAGAGAAAAAGACAAATAGTCTGCTCAATGAAAGCGGTGATTTCAGACTTAACGCGCTGTAAATTATTTAAATAATTTCAAAGGAATCTCATCATGGTATCATTAACAGACTTAGAAAATGAAGACGAAATCTCAGGCTTCGATGTTCCAGCAAGTTTTTTAAATCATGAACCTAATTTACAGGGATTTTCAAGCGATTCTGTTGAAGAACAAGATTACAGAACTAAAAGAGAGAAATCTTCTGATGCATTTAAGTACGCTATTCCTAATTCTTTGATTGGAGGTTTGTCAGAGATTGCAGAGTCTATGCCTGGAATCGATGAAAATGATGCAAATGCGTTGGTAGAGACTTTAACTACGGAAGGTATGAAACGTAATTTTGATGCAAATGAGGATGCGTATAAATTGACTGGAGCTTTAGTGTCCTCATTTGTTCCTATTCTTGGTATGCAGAAATTGATGCGTTTAAAGAGTGTGTATAACAGAATTGAAAAAGTTGCAGGTAAAAAAGTTGCAAAAGGATTGCTGCCTTCTCAGATTTCAGTAGAAAGTCGTGCAGAAACTATTAGACAACAGGCGCAGATACTAGCTAAAAAACAGTCCAATACGATAAATAGGGAAATAAACTCAGAGCTGTTTTCAAAGATTCAAAAAACTTCACGATCAGAAGCTATCGACATGTTTAAAATAGGTGTAGCCACAGATATTGGTATTTACATTATGCTGAGTGAAAGTGAATTTTTCTTTCCTGAAGAAATGTCTACTGTGGAAACCGCTGCAATGTATGCTGTGCCTAATGCCATTTTCTCAGGTGTAGCAGGCGCAGTTATGAGGCACAAATTAAAAAATGTTGTTCGCGATGTCGGTGTTGTTGGGGCAGAAGCACGAAATGTGTCTGGCCAACCTTTGAGTGATGTCATGGCAAGACCTGGAGAAAGATCAAATTTAATTACAGCATACATGGGGCAGGTAGCAGTTAAAGAATCTGAGTTGTTAAAAGCTTCTGGTGACCCTGTTTTAACTTCAAATATAGAAAGTCAGATTGTAACTGTGAAAGCTTCTGCGTTTACACAGGTGCAGAAATTAGCAGAGGATAGCTTGTATAGTACTGTAACAAAAAAGCATACACTTGATATCGCAGAAATGAATACGCTTGATGCGTCATTAAAAACAGATTTCACGACGTTGATGGATACAGTATCAATAGAGAAATTTGATGCATCAAGTTTGAAAGAGTTACCTAAAAAATTGCAGAAAAGAAAAGAAACTTTGCAAACTGTCATTGATGAAAAGGTGGCTGAATTTTTAAAAATTCCAGAAACGCAGACGGCACAAAGAAGTTTGAAAACACAAGAACTTGTGGGTCTATACAGAGAAGCTAAAAATATTGACAAGAGTTCTGTTTTAAAACTGGATGTGGATGGATCGTTGAGTCTAGCCTCACAAGTAAAACCATCTTTTGATGATGTAAAAATCAAAGGTACAAAAGCTGTAAGTGATAACAATGCAATTGATAAAATTGGCAAGGCAAATTTCGGTCAGATTGTGCGTGTTGAAAAATCTTTGGATAAGAATGATTCAAGCATTAAAAAAGTTTCTTATGCAGCCAGGTTAAATAAAGATGATTCTACAACTAGGGGTCTTGTGTCTGACAATTTAGATATAGGTATTGCAGACTATAAAAATGTTTTTAAAAGAGTTAACAAGCAGAATTATGGTGATTTGACTTTTCAAGGTAAAACAGGAATACAAGCTTTGACAAGAGAAGCTGTGAAAAACTGGAATCCTGAGATTGCAGAAACTATAAATTTATCTGGCTTATCACATCACACACAGTTAGATGCGGTTTTAGAGTTAGGAGAAAAATTTGGTTTTGATAATCAGATGTTAACTTCTAAAATTAAATTCGGCAGTTCTTCGTTTGCTAACTGGAAAGAGATTGAATTTGGATCTTTGAATAGAAAGTATCAAGAATTCGGTGTAGGACTAGAAAAAATTGGCAGACAGATGGAACGAGATATTACGCTGGGAAAAGGTACTCAAGATACATTAGAGTCTTTGATTACAGAATTGAATCTGCCGAATAATGGAATTTCTGGTATACATCCTGTAATAGAATTATTCAGTGATTTGCAGAAATCAGGTGTTAAAAGTTTAGATGAGATTTATCCTAATGTGGATGTTTTAAAATCTCAACTCGCGAAACTTGTTAAACCTGTAGATGATGGATTTGATGAATTTATCGTCAAGCCTGAAATGTCTTTACGAGGTTCCAGATTAAAAGTGTTTGATGAGGAAAGAAAACCTTTGTTGTTAGTGATTGAGGACTCTGGTATTGATCCTATGAAGCGTAGTGATTTTACACAAGCTGTTTTTCAGCAAAGAAGTACGTTGATTACAGCGATGAAAAATGCAGCAAATAAAGGCGCTCCTTTGATTGCGAAAATGACTGAGGAAATGATACGTGATCCCGCAAGGTTGAAAGCTGCGAAAGATGTTAATAGTTTATTTGAGGGTTCACAGATAAGGCAAGATAGAATCTTTCAAACTATGGGAGGTTTGGAAAATCAAACTGCGATATTAGCTGTTGATTCTATAACAAATTCTACAGACAATGTTGTGAAAAAGTATATTAGGGATCAGTTTAAGCCTCACAATAGAGCATTTGAAAAGCTAATAGACAGCAATGATACAGGCGATTTAATTTCATATAATATTGCTACGCATCAAGTGCAGGCTGGCTGGAGAGGAAGCACAAATTTAGTCGCAGTTGAAAATGAAGCAGGCAAATTGATTGGGTATAAAATACCCTTTGAAGATCATCCGAAGAATAAGCAGATGCTGAAAGAGCAATATAACATTTCTGATGATGCATTGGATCAATTTGAGTTCATGCCTGCGCCGATTGTAGGTAAAAATACAGCTTATCAACCTATGGTTTTAACGCCTTTGGCTGCTGAATCTGTAATGGCAATTAATAAAATGTCACAGGATGTGCTTACGCATATAAATGTTCTACGTGAATTATCAGGTTTGAAACCTATACAAAGAAAAGAATTGCATTTGATTCCTAAAAATCTGGCTGACAAAGAGAAAGTATTTTTGATGGATTCTTCTTCTGGTGAGGTTTATTCTATTGCGTCTGGAGATACAGCGATACAGGCTCGAAAAGTTGCAGAGCAAGAGATTAAACTAGCAGGTGAACAAGGAAAGAAATTGTTTACTGCATCAGAAAAAGATTTGCAGAATTACAACATGGTTAAGTTGGATGATTTTACACGCATGGTAGATTTTTCAACTACATTTAAGCAGACTGGACCTGGAAAAGGAACCTCTGTGGGCGCAGTAATTGAGAACGGACCTGAAGTTTTAAAGAAGCAACAGGAAAGTTTGATCAATCAGTATATGACTGTGGGCAGAGTTAATACGGCTATGTTTTTTGAGCCAGAAATGCGGTTTAATGAAATGGCAGCAATGAATTCAGGGGCTAGTTCTTCAAGCATTGTGAAAGGAAGGGATGTTTGGAACACATGGACTAGAAGGGCACTAGGTAAAAAATCTGGTGATGAGCATCAAACTATTGGTAAAACTTATGGTAGCATTGAGGATGTCTATGATAAAATATGGTCTAAAGTTAAAGATGCAAAAGTTGCACAGTTGGGTGCGCAGAAAAACACAGTTCAGGGAGAGAAAGAATGGCAGGGCTTGAATGGTGCTTTACCTGATTATAATCCTTTTAAAGATTCTCAGGAGTATATTCAAAATACAATGAGAATTAAACCGCCACAAACTATGATCAAGCATGCGACAAAATTAAACTCGTTGACAGGTGCAATGTTGTTAAGAATAGGTGAGCTAGGATTAGCTGCGATTAACATAATGTCATTGCCCACGATAATTCCAATTGTTGCAAATGCTTTAAGATTAAAACCTGGGCAGGATATAAAGCTGTGGAAACAAGAAAATGCAGCTTGGAGTTCTACAATTGATGAATCAACGGCTTTGTGGAATCCAACACGAGCTTCCATATCCGGTGCGCATTTTTTCTTCACAAAAGAAGGTCAAAGTATTATTAAAGAAGCAGGTGTAAAAGGTCATTTATGGCAAAAAACAGTTGAACAGATGAATCTTTTTGCTAGTCCGACTAAAGGATATGCTGAGAGAATGCTTGAAAAAGCAGTGGATTTTACTTCTATTGCTGTGGATAAAACAGAAGAATGGTCAAGAGGCATAAGCTATGCTACGTTTTATAAACTGGGAAAAGATAAACTAAAGTTGGATAAAGAATCATCTATGGAATTTGCACATCAAATGGCTAACAGAGTTATAGGTGATTTTAGACCAAACAACAGGCCACAAATATTTCAAGGTGCTGTAGGAATGCCGTTCGGTTTGTTTACAACTTTTGCATGGAATTATTTACAGCGTGTTTATGGTTATATGGAGAAGGGTGATTTTAACAGTTTCTGGAAACAAATGGGTTTGCAAGCTGCATTTTTTGGAACTAAATCTCTGCCCGGATTTAACCAGTATGTTGATAATTTTACTGAAAATTATGATGGAACAGAGAATTTAGTTGATAGGCTGCAAAATACTTACAATACAGAAATAACAGATGCTTTGTTGTTTGGCTCTGTAGGTACGCTGACTAACACAGCTATGTATACGCGAACTGATATAGCGATTCCAGGATCTAATTATATGCGTAATTATAGCATTGCAGACATGGCACCTGCTGCGGGTTTAATTAAACAAACATACAGAGGTATTTCAGAGTCTGTTAAAAGTATTTCAGCTAATGAGGGATTTAATGGGCAGCAACTAAGTGAGATAGCTGCAAGAACATTTCCTGTTAAGTCGGTAAAAGGTTGGATTGAAATTGCAAATGGACAGAGTGTAGATTCAAGGGGGCAGATTATAAATGAGAATATAAATACTGCTTCTGAAATTGGAGCTAAAATGTTTGCAATGAAACCAATTCGAGATCAAGGTATTATTGAGGAATTTTCTAGAATTAGATCTACGCAGTTGAAAAGAAAAGATGCCAGGTCTGAGTTTAGAAAAGCATTAAGGGCTAGCTTTAGATCAGGGAAGTTGGATAAAAGTAGGCTTGATAGTTTGATAAAACAGTACGGTAAATCAACAGGCGGTGATTACAGTAATTTAAAAACTACTTTTAGAAATGAAATGGAAGCGGCGTTGGTTAATAAAGCGTATTTAAAAGTTTTGCAACAGGCTGGTAATGCTTCGCAAGAAGATAGTATGATGAGGATGATTGGAATTATTAACAGAGAGGATTGAGAAAGGTTGAAAAAGGATTGAGAGGTTGTAAGAGCGTTTCCGGTTAGGCTGATTCCTCCTGCCGGTTTTTGGAGAGGGCGTTGAAACCCTCTCCTTTTTTTTACCTAAATTTTAATACAGTTTAGTTTTTCACGAATGTGTTTCACAGTTTCTGTGGCTATTCTAACTCCTTCCATCATTTCATCAACTTGGTTTCTTGAAGCTTCGTACAATGTTGTTGTGATTATAAGCTGTCGTCTTTCAGCTTCTGCTTCAAATACATATTTAACTATTGTATTGTAATCATCCCTGGATAAAGAGAATTGTAAAGTTCTGAATAGATCATCAGATATGGGATGGTCTCCACGTAGATTTTTCATTTAGAGAGATATTCCTGTAAGGATTAATTTGTTACAAGAAGAGATATCTGTTATTGCTTCTTCGTTTTCATCGAATACCCATCTACCTGCGTATGTATGGGCTAGATATTTAGAGACAGGAAATTCTGCTACGTGTCTCTTTGGCATAAGGGCAGAATAAAGTGCCTCTATAATAGTTTCTACTGATTCATTGACTGCAAGATTTTGCAAATTTCCATGTGCTTGTCTGAAAATTTCATATTCAGCCTCTGTCATTGAAACTTTCTTGGCAAAAATTCTTTCCGGTACCTCATTCCATATAATCAAAACATTCATTTTACTCTCCTTGATTTAAACCTTGCATCAAAACTTCTATTTGTAGAACTGTGTCATAGAAAGCATCATGCTTCCAGTCTCTTCCGCTAAATAGGCTGTCTTTCTTTTCATGCCAAGATTCTGAATTTAAAACCTCTTCATACATTTCAGATTTTGAAACTCCGCGCCCTAATAGTAGAGAGCCGACATCAAAAACATGTTTGTGATTCCAGGGTATAGATTTTGAATGTGAATCAAGATGTCTTTGCAGGAACGGGATATCAAATTCTGTGTGGTTTGTAAATATTACGGGTTTTGTACTTTCATCATTGCCTGAACGCAGAAAATCCCAAAGGTTGCAAAAAGCTTGACGGGCTCTTACAAGCTTGATGGGTTTTTCATACTCATCAACTTTGTTTTCTGTTCGCCATTGCAATGTTTTTTCGCACATACTGGTTGCAGGCAGGTCACTTGTAAGAATACGTAAATGTAAAGAATCTTTTATATCACCATCTTTAAGATCAAATTTGGTAGCAGAAAAAGACGATATAGCATGTTTCCATGATTTTAAACCTAGGGTTTCGATGTCAAGCATGACTCCGACATATTCATCAGAGGGGAAAAATTTGTGTAAAGGTAAAAGTTTTGGCATGATAAAGATTCCTCATGAGTTGCGTTTCAGAAATGTTCTAACTGGCTTTCCATGTTGTCATTGAAAACAAACGCTTGTCCATGGTCTGTTTGTACTTCAATGATTTTCTTTGCATTTATCAATTCTACAATTGAGTTTTTAAAATCAATAACGCGCATATCTTTTCTTAACATAATCCACAAAATATCTGAGCTTACAGGTCCGTTTGCATGTTGAATAAATTCAATCATTTTTTGTCTTGAGACTGCCAACGGTGATAGACCATATTCTCCTAAAGCGTCAGTCATATGTTTTTCTGTTTCGATTAGAATTGCATTTGCTTCGGCATAATCTGTATCTGAAATTTCGTAACGCATTTCTGTTGCAGCTAATACCATTGCAAGTTTGGCTAAATGATCTGCGCGTCTTTCAGAATAGTGGATAAATCTTGTGTCAGATAAAGATATGTTTTGATTATAAATATGATCTTCTAATTCACATGCTGCGTGCGATTTCGACATACCTCCTTTCATTTCATAAGATAGAAATTTATATATGGATTTTAAATCTGGCTCATATTTTGTGTCTAAAAACCATTTTGAAGGCGGAACAGATTTTGCTTTTCGGGGAGAAAAAACTAGTATTATACGTGACATAAAACCTTGGCCTATGGCTTCTGCGGGCAATAATGCAGCTAAGTCAGACGATGTAGTTCCTCCGAGTAAGTTGACTAAAGGATCTTTTAATATAGTTTCTTCCTTTTTTAAGGAATATTTATAAGATTCACAATCCCACATTTTAATTAAAAATCTTGTCATGTCTACAGAACCTTGACCTAAGAAAGATCCGAACTCTGTTGCAGATATGAAAAGCGAATGAGCATCTGGATTGTCTTTAGTTAGGTTGAAATTTATAGCCCCTAAAGAATCAAGATCAGATGATGTAAAGGAATCAAGATCGAATAATGATTCTGCATCATGTTTGATTTGATTGTCAGTGCAGTTTTCTAAAGCCGATATTAAACCTTGACGTTGGCCGCCAGTATCATCAGGGGCGAATTTTACAGAGGTGTTGTTTTTTAGCAATGAAACTGCTGGATTTATTGCCGAATTTTTTCTGGTTCCTGGGGGTCCGACGAGTAAACAGTAATTATTTGCATATAAACGTCTTGCCCCAGAGTCAACCCAAACATGTCTTGACATAGCACCTGCTGCACATAGAATAGCCGACCATGTATGCATTAAAATAGGTGATTCGGTGTTATGGACATATTTTAAATGTGTTTGCAGGAATTTGTTTTTTATTATGTCATTTATAGGCATTGAATGGATAGTTCCAGAAGGTATAAATTATTCAGGTAAAATTAAATAGCGTTTAATATTTTCATGCAGACCAATACATTTTTTCTGAATTAATAAACATCCATCCTCCAATTCAAAAGCAATTTTATTTGCGTATACTACAGGAAATTCTTCTTCGCAGTCAATTTCTTTGTTGAAATAGGGGTTGGCAGTCCATTCAGTAAATTTTTCAGAGTTTATATCCGTTAAGGTTTTTACTTTTTTTGGGCTAATCTTTATTACTTTCTGGTTATTCGGGCACGCATTCGAGTGTATGCTGTTCATTCCTGAACATAAAACACATTTTAAAGTCTTGCCAGCAGAATTGCGAGCATTAGCCTCCAGAAGTTGTCTTTGTAAAAATTCAACTTTTAGATTTAACATCTGCGTATGCTTAACTTGCTCTTCAAAAGCTCTCTGCCAACCTCCTACACAGTTAGGAAATGCACAATCGCGGGCTGATAGGTCACCGATTATATGCGGGCAATCTTTACACATTGACATTTGTTATTCTCCTTTATCTTTTTTATAACCCATAATTGTGTCATTATTGTCTAAGCAGGCTAATATATGCTTAGTTAATTCATGCGCTAAATAAGTAGCTAATTCTTTTCTTGACATCTGCACTTGTTTTATCGTTTTTGCAGGTGTACATAGAGTTCTTAAAAATTGATCTGCCGTATAGTCAGGCATGTCTAAAGGTTCAAGTGTGTTTGCAACTAAAGGTTCTGGAATTTCTACGCACGATATAATATCGTTAGGGCTTGGACAATGTTGCACTTGCAGGTGGATACATATTTTTACGGGGATAATAAAATTGTCCTTTTAAACTAGAAAAAATTATTTTTAAGTCCATTATTCCGTAGATATGATGGTTTTCTGTCAATCTTTCTCGTGCATGGCTGTAAATTTCAGAAGCGTTTTTTAAGTTAAAAAATTTAATGTCCACAAACATACTGTGAAATCTTATTCCACGAATTTTATCTAAACATTCTATGCTGTGAATAACATAAATGTCATTCATCTTAAAATTAAATGCATGTGCCAATTTATACCCTCTAATACGATTCTGTGATAAAATTAGTCTATTTCTGTTTATTTCTTGTTCCATTTCTTCCACCACTCTCTGTCGTGTTTAAAAACTTTTTCTTTCTTTATATCTGCATCCCAGTCAAGCATTCTTTTTCCCCAACCTAAACCTATCGAACCTTCAACTGGCACAATAAATTTTCTTCCGTGGATTTCACATATGCGTTCCATTAGAGATTTCAATTTGATTAATTTCTCTAGTTTATCTATTCTTACTTGACCAACAATAGAATCATGTACTTGAAATAATAACATTATATCTGATGAATCATGGTTGTTGTAATAAAAATCTGCCATAAATGCGTTGATGTTACCAGCTGTACCTCCTTGTCCGTAAAAAGAAGCAAGCTCTCTTTGGCCAGAAGTATCAGTTCTTAAGTCTTTGAAAAATAATCTGGTTAAACCGCCATAACATGTTGACAAGTTTGAGTTTTCAGATACTTTAGCTATTTGTTCTGTTAACCACACGGGTAAGACGGGGTAAAGTTCAAAATATTTTTCTATCAGTTTGGTGCAGAGGAATACTAATTGTTTGAAATTCCACGAACCTGCGTCTTTATAACCTAGATGTATAGCCGCTGCAATAACAGCATCCTGTCCCATGGTTATGAAAAGCGTGTAACCTGCCATGAGATAGTTTGCGCCATAGACTGCACGCTTTGTTACAGAACGCACACCAGTAGTTTTATGTACGCACCATTCTTCATGATTCTTTTTTGCATCAGCAAGTTTTTGATAAGGGATTTGAAAGAAATGTTCTGCATGAATGCAATGTGTATCTTTGTCAGATAGCATTGTTGCCATAAATTTTGGATCTTCACTTTCAAAGGCTGTGAAATAAGCATCAGATTGTGAATAGTCAAAATCAAAAAGAAAATATCCTGGATCTGGTTCAAACATTATACGCATAGATTCAGGCACATTTTGCACATTTGAACCGAGCCAGAAATCAGACGACTTTGTAGCTTTGCGTCCGGTTTCAGTTCCAGCGGCAGACACTTTGTACATGAAACGTTGATTAAGAAGTTGAAGCTCGCCATATTTTGAGGCATTGTTTAAGGGTTTTTTATATTCCCAGATTTGATTGATTATTTTTTTTAGCAAGGGATGCTGAGTCTGGACCAGTTTTAAAACGGGTTCGCCGGTTTTTCTTTTTTGACGTGGAATAGGTTCAGCTCCTAGAATGTCATAGACCAATTCTGCTACTTGTTTGGGTGAGCCGGGATTGAATGTTGAATCACCAACCATAGTTTTTAGGTCTTTTAGCGCAGATTCTGATTTTTGTAGCAAAGACATGTTTAATTTTGCTTGTATTTTTGTGTTCCATTTACATCCGCGTAGTGAGCATGCCAAGTCTGGACCGGTTTGATTTGAAAATTCTTTGAGATAGTTATCAAGCGCCCATTTCATTTGAGGTTGTTGGATGAATTTTAATAAGAATAAAGAATTCATTAGCGTATAATAACAATCAAGCGCATTGTAACGCCAGTAGTTGCGTAATCCAAAAGTTGTTTGAGGTATTTGGATGTCTTTTACTGTATCCTCTTCTGCTTCTTTTGATTCATCTTTCCAATACCGGTAAAAGTCTAAGCATAAAGAAGTTATAAAGTCAAGACGCTTTGGGGATTCTATATAGATGGAATGGAATAAATGTAGCGTGTCTAAAATGTAATTGTTGTACGGCATGTGATATGTGATTACATGTGTAGCATCATAGGAACCATTTTGTAAAACTTTTATGGGTTTACTTGCGTGTACAAATGCCATAGTTTTCATAGCATAGATTTCTTCATTTTTAGAGCGCCAAAAACATCCATCTGATTTTGTAGTATCTACGAATGGAATTACCCATGTGAAAATTTTACCTGATTTTGACAAAACTGTATATCCAGAACATGTGATTTTTACGTGTCGTCCACGACCAGATGTCTCAATGTCCGTACCGATTAACAAAGCATCGGACAGCGAGTTTTTTAATTGATCGAGGTCTGTTTTGTTTTCGCAAACTTTGTAACGGAATTTTTGTTGATGACGTTGCTTTGCTGTGATCCAGCGTTTTAGTTTTAAAAGATCCTGTTTAAAAATCCAAGACCCTGTAGATGTGGATTTTGTTTTGTGGATGGAGTCGATGACTAAGAAAGGAATGGAGTTGAATTTGTAAATTGAGCCGCGAGTTAAGGCTAGAGAGGTGTATTTTTGTGTTAAAAATCCTAATGCAGCTGTGTCATTGCAGACTATAAAGTCTGGATTGAATTTTGTAATTGCATTTTCAAAAGATTTATATTTAGACTGATCCCATGTAAAGTTCTTTTTCCCCGTTTTTTTGAGACAGTTTTTTGAAAAGCATCTTAAATGAATCGGCGCAGAGTCTAGACCCATTGATTTGAGATGCTTTTCTAGTGTGAATTTCAATCCGCCAGTGAAATTTGCTGGAGTAAGCCATAAGATTTTTTTATAGACAGTTTTCATAAAGGATTCTTTAAGGATTCTTTGTAAAAGAGATAGAAAAACACAGCACCGAATAAACTGGGATGAAGTTTTAAACTCGGCGCTGTGTTGAGTTACAGATTGTTACAGATCGTTACAGATATCTATTCTGCCTGTGATTCTTCAAACTTTTCCATGCTCATAACGTTGGCAAGGTTGGCAAAGACAAAATCAGGATTGTCAGGATTGGCACGATTTGTAATGTCTGATACAAACTCGATGCCGTGTGCTTCATTGACAAGATCAGTAACAGACTTGTTTCCGTCCAGACCGATATCAACCAAGAAAGCTTTGGCTTTGCCCAGGTCTTTTTTCAATTTCTTGATGCGAATTGTATGGATTTTTTCAACATCCATGTAATCTTCTGGATCAAGTTCTTCATTGATTAATGCAAAGCAATTTTGGGCTTTGAGTTCAAAAACAAAAACAGGTGAATTGATTTTTTCACTTGATGGATCATCGTAATCCAGAGAGTATTCACGAGATTCCAGTTTTGCATCTGTGATACGCCAGTGAAATTTGCCAGCAGGAATTGCAGAAGAACGAACTTCTTTGATTTCTGACAGGTCAATTCCTGCAAGCTCGTCCAAAGACAGTTCCAGGTCGTCAACAGTTACAGTTTCTACTGATGCATTTGTTTCTTGGTTCATTTTCTTAGTTCCTTATTGAGAGTAAGATTGAGATTGGTAGAGATTGAGACTAAAAAAGAAGGATAAAAATTATCCGTCTACGATTAAAACACCTGAGACTTCTTCGGTTAAATCATTTGTGTCAGTTATGACTTCGATGATATCAAAGGTTTCAGATTCTTCTTGTACAAAACCATTTAAACTTCCTTGATAAACACGGATTTCTTTGTCTGAAAGTTTGTTATCAAGAATTTTCTGAATCAGTTCTTTACCCAGCATTTTAATAGCTCCTTTGATGATTAAATTGAGACTGTAGTTGATTTGATTTTTTTAATTAAAAGATTTTTAGTACCTTTTTTCTGTTCTGTATCTAAGTCTTTAAGCTCCTTTTGTTTTGGGATTGAAAAGTTTAAATAAGGTAATGAGGGTGAAGGTAGAGAGATGCCCGCATATTCACATATGTGAGAGAACTGGAGTTTGTCCCATGTATATGATGCTGGTGGAATTAATCGGCAACCACCTTCTTGATCTTTTTCTGGCCGTGACGATATTTTAGTCATGGATGATGATATATTTTCAAAGTATAAAATATCTGAAAATTTATCTCCCAAGGTCATAGAATGTGGGCCTGATGTAGATTTTATTTGTGTTCGTACCCATTCAACTGTTTTTTGATCTTTAGAATGTTTTTCATAAACAGTTTTGTGGCCAATTATAATAACTTGGCAAGGTAATTGGGTTAGTTTTTCTAGCATCCAAGAAGCTAAAGCGCCTGTCCAACCAAAAGAATCGCGCACGCCAGGTTTTTTTGGATTAAATTTTTCTGTTGGATCGTAACCATTGTCTTTTTGAAAAGCCAGGTTCAATGAGCGTACAAGGGCTGTGTAAGAATCGATGATTAGGACTGTGTTTTGGTTTAAGTGCGAATCTACGGATAGTTGGATACAGGATTGAGTTAAAAGTTTTGAATTTGTTATGATTGAGCGCGTGGATTCGTCGAAATTTACAGTTCCAAAACGTAAAAAACGTGTAAGGAAATTAGCGGCTGTGGGTACTTTTATAGAATCACGAGCTTCTATAATCATTAAGCGTTTTTGTGCAGCAAGAGATAGCTGTTTTAGAAGAATGTGGTAGCCATGATCAGAATCAAGAAGAATTACATTGAAACCCGCTTCTGCGGCAGTTCCAGCAAGCCATGTTTTGCGCGTTTTTGGTGATCCATAAAAAAAGAGTCGCATTAAAGGTGGATTTGTAGAACTTTCAGCAATTTTTTGTTCGAGTGTGGGCATAGATTGGCCTTTGTGAGAGATGAGTTAATGACTAAAGTTAATGACTAAAGTTAATGAAGTATAATTAGTGATTTAAAACGATAGTTCCATGTGTCAGGAAGTAAAGGAAGCTGTAAAGATTTACATTGTTTATCGACTAAAGGCCAGTAAGAAGCCATGTTTTCAGGCTGGACATTGTATAAACGCGCAATGGATAAAAAAGATTGTTCCAAGTTTACCCCAGAATCCAGCTCAGCTTCATAAACTAAGTTCTCTTTTATACGTTGTTCATAAGTTTGTTGTGCGTTTAAATAATAAAAGAAAAGTGCTTGGCAAGCTAAGTCTTGTTCGAGATACCCATGTGGATTTGTGTACAAAGGAAATAAGGCAAGCTGAATTTGTGAATTGTGCGGTAAAGATTTTTTTAGTGATTTCATGTTCTGTTTCTCAAGTTTCTTTTACGCCTTTTTGCCGCATTAAACTTATGTACAAGCTTTTCTCCTTCCTTCGAGAATCCTGTACCTTTGCAGTGTGGACATATCCAGTGATTGCAATATATATCTCCATCATCTGAATCGTCTAGTTTCCCTCTTCCAGAGCACGGCTCACATGCAGCCTCTTTAAGCACGTCTGTAAGTTGATTGTGTATTGATATATGATCCCTAGGGTCATTTTCCATTACTGAATCTCCAAGTCTAAAGTTATCCACGGTTCAAAAGGCCGTGCTTCGGGCTGTTCCATGGACTGTAACATTAAGTTAATTGTTTTTAAGTTTCTTAAACTACATAGATCGAAAAACCTACAAGGTCTTGACCATTCAACACATGAACCTGATTTTCTAGGAAACCATTTTGTGTCCATGTATGTTTTTATGTTGACTAATTTCATGTACAAATCACGGGTCCACTCTTCTACGTCTAAAGATGTTTTTTCAAATTCTAGAGGTGTAACTTTTGCATTTACAACATCAACTTTTGCAACTAGATACTGGACATAGAATGAAGAAAAATCTTTTCCCATAGCACGTTCCAAAACCAAGCCGTAGGGCAAGCATTGAGGTGAGAATTTGAAAACTGGCGTGAAATCTTGGATATTAAGACCAGAGTTTTTTAAATCCAAAACAAAATAAGTATTGTTTAAACGGTCGTATAAAATGAAATCTATATAGCCTCGATATTTCACGTCAATGAAGTTTTTAATACCATGTTTTATGTTGATTAAAAATGGTACTTCGATGGCGTTTTTTCCATCTATTTGTACAATTTCAAGTTCAGAATGTTTCTCGAAATAATTTATTAAAGATAGTAAAGTTGCGTAACAGGCTTCTAGTGACCATTTCCATAGAGGATTGTCACAGAGGTCTATGGGGTGGGATAAAAGTAAAGATAAGGTTGCTTTTTCTTTTGATCGAGTGGAGATAAAAACACCTAGAGCTTTATGTAAAGCGTGTCCACCGTCTGATGCCGTAGATCTAGTACGCAGATTGTAATTGTAAAATTTTGAGAATTCTAATTTGCGCATACAAGTATCTGCCATTTGCATTGTAGAATCGGAAATATAGAATGTATCTATAGGATACGATTCGAGTGATTTTAGTTTTACAGACATGGAGGGTTTCTCAGAAAATGAATGAAGTATAGGGTCAATATTGTACTTTTTGGGGTCTGGTATTTTCAGTCTGATTATCTACAGTGCTTTTTTGACCAGAGGCAAAGGCTTCTTTGATTGCATAATGTAATATATTATCAAAGGTATCACTTCCAGTTAAAAATTTATTATAATGTTTTGCATGAATTTTTGCCTTTTCAAAGTTATTTAAGGCAATTTGTATATCTGCTTTGTCTGTGTCTGACATGGAAATTCCTTTTTAATATAAAGGTTGAGACTGAAATTAAGACTAGAAGTTGAATCCACCTAAACTGTCTGAAACTTCTGACAATTTTTTGTTCTGCAAAGCTTTCTTGGTGGATTTCTCAGTTTTAGTATCGACTGTGAAAGAATAAGATTTTCGTAATGCTGTAACTAAAATTGAGATAGATTCAGGCTTTAAAATATCCGCTAGAAAAGCGTGTGTTTTTATGAATTTTAGATTTTTAGCCAGATTGACTGGTACTTGATCGCCTGTAGATTTTGATAGTGAGGAAAGCATTGTAGAGAATTGATGCATGATTGCTTCATCTGTTTCATCAGGTTGTTCTTCAAAAACAAAATTGGAAACATCATCGATTGTAGGGTTTTCAAATTGGGATTCGGAAGATTGGGTAGATAGTGGTTCAGAGGATGTTTCTGTAGATAACATAGGTTTCTGTTGATCGATGTTATTTAATGTATCTGCTAAAGAATCAAAAGGGTTGTCTGAGGTTAAGGTTTCAGATTCTGATATAAGTGGAATAGATTTTTTAGATTCAGATTCAGGAGCAGATTCAGGTACAGATTTCTTTTTTAAAGAGAATGATGTTTTTTTCGGAACGATTTTCTCTTTCACAGGATTGTTTTTTCTTTTTAATAAATCATTGATTGAAGTCATGATGGGAGCCTTTGAAGAATTTTTAAAATTGATATGTTTTATTTAAAATCGCCAGACAAAATGTTCAAGGCTTCTTGTGCTTCATCAGAAATTTCAGCAACTTTTCCGCGTGACAGAACAATCTTGCAGCCTTTTTCTGTTAAAGAAATTTCTTTAGTGTACATTTTAAAAGGAACAGGCTTGCGTTTTTTTTCATGAATAATGATTGCACGGAATCGTGATAATTCAGTTCTCATACATTGGATGTAGTTTTTGCTCTGTTTCAGATTCATTGCAGAAAGAAAAAATATGTGGTCTGGGTTTTCTTCTGTTGTTTCTCGCACAAAAGCTATTAAACGTTCTTTGGGAGGTAGAACAGCATTGTCTTTTAATGCAAAATCATTTTCTTTTAAATCAATGAATGAAGGTTTTTTTAGTGCAGAAGATGGAACAACAGGGGTATTGTCTGGTTTAAAATGCACAGTTTTCTTTTTGAGTTTTAATATCTTTTTAGGATTATCGTTCATGGATGCATTCCGTTTTAATGATTTTGTGAGTGATGATGTTAGGCAAAAAGTTAGCACGCATGTAAGGAGTTGTCAAGTGTTTTTTAAATAAATTTATTTCTTGGCATAAAGAATAGTATAATCAG